TGTCAGCTATACCATTACTGCAGACCATTGGCAAGTATCTAATATTCAGCAATCTGGTGAAACTAAAGCATTTGCTACTGTAGTTCAGGCTGGTCATCCAGTATTGTTGTTAAACTATTTAACTACAGCATTTGGGTTTCAAAGATTAGGAGATTTAGGAAATGTACCGTCAGGTTATTCTACTACTACTTTCACTCCTAACTGTTCTTTGGCTGCTTATGGTCGCACTTGGGTGGCTGATATTACTGGCGATAGACAAACAGTCTATTTTTCAGATTTAGTTAATGCTTTAAATTATCAAACAGGAACTTCTGGAAGACTAAACATTTCTGAAGTGGTTGGTGATGGAGACCCTATCACTGCAATTACAGAGCATAATGGTTTCTTAATCATATTCTGTACTCGCCATGTAGTTATCTATAGCAATGCTAAAGACCCTTCTAATTTAACTCTTTCTGACATGATTAGCGGTGTTGGTTGCATCGCTCGTGATTCCGTACAAAAGACAGGTACAGATGTTATCTTCTTGTCTGAAACAGGTGTGCGTTCACTGCTGCGAGTAATTCAAGAAAAATCTGCTCCTTTGCGTGATTTGTCTAAGAATGTTCGTGATGATTTGTTATTGGATATCACAACGGAAAGTGACCGTACAAAGATTAAAGCAATCTATTCCCCATTAGATGCTTTTTACTTATTATCGTTACCTACCGTAGTAAAGACTTATTGTTTTGATACTAGAACACAATTACAAGATGGTGCTTCTCGTGTAACAACATGGGATGTAGCACCAACAGCATTTTGTCTTACAACAACAACTGCATTATATTTAGGAAAAGCTGGTTATGTTGGTTTGTACACTGGATACATTGATAACTCTTCATCGTATTCTATGTCATATTATACCAACTATGCTGACTATTCAGCACCAACCACACTGAAGATGCTAAAGAGTGCTGATTTCTTTTTAATTGGTGGAGCATCTCAGAATGTGACCATTAAATGGGACTTTGATTACGCAGGTTCTTATAGTGCTCAAGCAGTAACTTTAGATACAACTTCTATTGCAGAGTATGGTATCGCAGAATACGCTATTGGTAAATACTCAGGCGGGTCTGTAATTACTAAATTAAAGATACCAACTTCAGGTTCTGGTCGTGTAATTCAATTAGGTCTTGAGTCTAGTATTGGTGGTAATTCATTGTCTATTCAAAAATTAGATGTTTATGTCAAAATTGGAAGAACATTATAATGGCACTTGCTCAAGAATATACACCAACCGAGATTATTAAGAAAGACTTAGCTCGTGGTGGCTTTAGTAAAGAAGAAGACAAACTCTTAAAAGGCTTTGTTGCTTTAATCAACGAAAAGAAAGCTGTTCTTGTTCGTCATAACAACACTGTGTTTGTTGGTATCCGTAAAGAACCCGGTGTATTAGAAGTACATATGTATACACTAGACCCTTTGTCTACACTACCACAAGCAATGAAAGTTGCTTTTGATACCGTTAAAAAAGCTGGTGTTAAGAAACTACAATCAGAAACTACTAATCCTAGATTGATTAAAATGTTAGAAACATTAGGACCAATAAAGACTACTAAAAAAGGTAAGAATATTGCATGGGAATTGGAGATTACTAAATGAGATATAGTTTAGATTCTACTCTTCCAATCAATGCTTTTTCACCTCGTACTCGTAGTCCATTTTCTTATGGAATGACACTTGAAGGCGGTAATCCAATACAAAGTGTTGTTAACGCTGTATCTGATGCTGGACAGTCAATTGCTAATGTAGTGTCTGATGCAGGTGTCACCATTGATAAAAATGTTATCCAACCTGCAGTTGATGACCCTATAGGTACAATAGTTAAAATTGGTGCAATCGTTGCTGCTCCTGCTACTAGCGGAGCATCATTATACGCTATTCCAGCTTATACTGCTTCAAAAGCAATTGCGTCTGGTATTCCGTTAGAAGACGCAGCTAAAATGGCTGCAATTTCAGCCGCTGCTACTGCTGCTGGAGTTAGTGTTGCAGACTATGTTGGAACAATGGCAGAATTTGGAACTGATGTTGGTTCACAACAAACAGCAATGTTAGCACAACAAAATGTCGGCATTGGAACAGGTGGAGTAGCTTCAACTGCTGTTGGACAAGTTGCTGGCGGTGCTACTGGCGGTGCAATAGCTGCAGGTGCTACAGGTAGAGACCCTGTTACAGGACTATTAACAGGTGCAACTAATGCAGCTATTGGAGCAGGTGTAGGTGCTGCCGTAGATACAGGTGCAGGATTATTTAATGGAACTTCAAGTAATACAAATACAGGAAATACAAATATGGAAGATTGGTTAACAGCGAGTGGATATTACGACAATCCCGCTAATGTGGACACATACACACCTCCTACAGTAACAGATTTTTCTCCAATAGATTATGGACAAAACTCTGGTGATGTGGAAGCACAGGCAGGGGGATATTACGGTGGAGCTGCTCCAGTAAATCCGTATATTAATATGTCTGATGAACAGATTGCGGCTGAACTAGCTAAAACTCCTGCATTTGTTGGTTCAGGAACAGACAGCAATACAATTCTTGGAATGGTTAAAAGTCTTGGTTCTTCTGTAGTTAAAGCATTATTAGGTGGAACAGCTACTGCTGCACAAAGAGCCGCTGCTCAAAATTCAGGATTTGGTAACTTACTTGGTGCTGCTACTGGTTTATTTACTGCTAATCAAAATAAAGCTGCATTACAAAATGCTTATAGTACTCAAGCACAGTCAGTTCGCAATGCAGCTACTCAAGCACAAAACCTAGCATCCTTTACTCCTATTGGAACTACGAACTTCTTTGGTTCTTCACAGTTTACTAGAGACCCAGTAACAGGGCAAATAACTTCTGCTGGTTTTACTCCTACAGCACAAGTTGGTGGACAGATACAGAATCTGTTTGGTTTAGGTGCTCAAGCACTCCCAACTACAACAAATACTCAAGACATACAAAGACAGTATATTGCACAACAGCAAGGGCTATTAGCTCCGGGTCGTGAACAAGCATTAGCTAACTTAAATAATACTCAGTTCCAAACCGGAACAACTGGTTTAGCTACTGGTGGTACAATGGCTGGCTATGCTCCCGGTCAAGCTGGATTAATGCAGACTAATCCTCAACTAGCTGCTTATTATAATTCTATAGCACAACAAGACGCTCAATTAGCTGCTAACGCTCCTACTTATGCTCAAAACTTGTTAAATTCACAAATTAATACTGGTACTGGTCTGTTTGGTTCTGCAAATACATTACAAGGTTATGCACAACAGCCGTTGACAACTTCTGCAGACCTTGCTAAAGCACAAGCTGCCGCAGGTGCGTCCGCAGGTCAGTTAGGTCTTACAGGACAAACTAATGCTGCTCAGTTAGCTGCAACAGGTATGTTACAAGGTAATGCTGCAATGCAAGGGACTTATAATCAATTAGGTCAAACAGCAACTGGTATTGGTAATACAATTGCAAACTGGTTAAGTTAAGGAATAATTATGGCAGACGGATTCGATAACATTGTTGGTGGTCTTTTTGGTGTAAGCCCAGAAAGTCTAAATCTTGCTCGTGAACAACAGAATTTAAACTTTGCTAAAGAAGTTGCTTCTGCAGAGGCACTAAAGCCCGGTGCTGGTTCAGTGCTTGGTGCTAATGTCATGGGTGCTCGTGGAGTACAGCAAGCAGGTGCTTTATTTGGTGTTCAAGACCCGCTAATGCAACGAGTAACACAACAACAGCAATTACTTGGTGGTGTTGATTTTACTAATATGGATTCTTTAACTAAAGCAGCACAACAAGCTGCTCAAGCGGGTCGTCCTGATATTGCAGATGAACTTGCTAAAAGAGCACTAGAGATTAGAACTAAAGTTGAAGAAAAACAATTAGCTCGTGATACACAGTTACAAATTGCTCGTGAGCGTATTCAAGGTCAATTAGATGCTGCGGTGCAACGAGGTGCAGACCAAAAAGAAATAGCAAGAATTATGACAGAAGGTAGACAACAACTAGCATTGTTGGCTGCTTCTCTTAAAGGACCAAGAACTCTTTCATCTGGATTACAAAAAGCTGAAGATGAAAATTTAACTGAGTTAGGTAAATATACTGCTCAACAAGAAGCACTTTTACCATCAATTCAGGCATTATCCAAAGGTGTTGAAATAAAAGACCAAACAGGTAAAGTAAAATTAGTGCCTTTAGAATTAGGTCCATTAAAAAATGCGGAATATTTGGCACAAAATGCTGCAGGTAATTCTACTCCACAAAGTCGTGCTTATGCAAATTTAAAATCTGCTGTGGATACTGCTGTTAATTTACAAGTCAGTGCAGAAAAAGGTGTTCAAACAGACAAGGATGTATTGCGTTTTGCCCAAGCATTAATTGCAGCGTTTGGTAAAAACGATACTAAAATTACTTTAGAAGCACTCCAACGATATAATGATGCAATTGACAAAGTTGCTCAACGAACACAATCAGTAGTCGATTCTCGTCGTCGTTCACAAGGTGTTGAACCCTATGGATTTGAACAAAAACCAACATTACCAACAGAGTCTTCTACACCTAAGAAAACTCGCACACTCAAGTCTGGTCTTGTTGTAACTATTGAGGGTTAATAATGCCAAAATATACTATTAATGGTGTAACATACAACTCGGCTACAGAATTATCTGATTCAGATTTAGAAGAATTAGCTGGAGGAGCATCGCAGACAGTATCAACTGCTGCACCACAAACAGCACCAATTGCTCCTGCGGCTGTTCCACAACAGCGTTCAATGTTGGATGAACTTGGAAGACAAGTAGGTCTAACTGCTCGTGCTGGATATGAAGCATTTACTTCTCCTGCTACAGCCGTATTAGAAGGTGTTCGAGGGGCTTATAACTTAGGTGCTCAAGCATTGGGTTCTCAAAGTCGTATGGCTTCTCCTGCGGCTGCACAAAGTCAAATGCTGACTAATGTGGGATTACCACAACCTGAGAACACTACTGAAAGAGCAGTGCAAGCAGGTACACAAGCAATGGCAAGCACTGCTGGAATGGCTAAACTAGCACCACAAGTTCCTGCTTTTGCTGCAGACATGGCTCGTCAGATTCCATCATCAGGATTTGCTGGGTTAATCAGTCAACCAGTTGCTGAAAAAGTAAAAGATATTACTGGCAGTGATTTGGCTGCAATGGTTGCTGGTGTTGGATTTGGTGCGGCTGGTGCTGCAGGAGCAGGTAAAGCAATTTCTGCAGGTAAAGAAATGGTTAGTCCAACTCTTTACACAATGGACCAAGTTAAACAAAGAGCTTCTGCAGCCTATACTTCAATGGACCAGCAGGGTGTAACAATTAAACCTGATTCTGCTCGTCAACTAATTACTGATATCCGTACCAGTCTTGACGATGCTCGTATGATTCCCGGCACAGACCAAGCCAATGCTGTAAATGCCACTCTTGCTCAAATCACTAAAATTATTGATGATAAGGGTGTGTCCTTTACTGCATTAGATAAAATGAGAGCAACTCTTAATGATTTAAAAGGAAGTACAGATAAAGACATTAAGCGTTTAGGCGGTGTTGCTGTTACCAAAGTTGATGACTATATCAGCAACTTAAATGGAAGCGATATACAAGCAGGTAAAGAAGGATTAGACAAAGCGGTTAAGAATGTAATGACTGCTCGTAAAGACTGGAGAAACGCTAGTCGTGCCTCAGTATTAGACGATGCTTTAAATGTTGCTGAAGCTAAAGCATTAGACCCTAAAGCATCTGAAAGCGAATTGATTCGTAGAGGTTTTATCAATATTGCTGCTAGTAAAGATAAAATGGGTTTATTCAATAAAACAGAACAGAACATTATTAAATCAGTAGCTCAAGGCGGTAGTTTAGACCCAGTATTAACATTTGCTTCTCAGTTTAGTCCTTTGCGTTCAAAACTAGCTGCTGCTGGAAGTGCTTATGGAGTTACTCAGTTTCCAATGACAACCATGGCTGTGGCTGGTGGTGGTCTTGCTGCAGATTTAACTCAAGGGGCTTTGCGTAGTCGTGCTGCTAGACAAGCTGTTAAACAAATTGCTTCAGGAGCAAAAGCACCTGCTCCAAACTTAGGATATCAAGGATTGTTGACTGGAGCATTAAATCCGCCACGAGGACAAGTTAGTGTTCAAGGCATTAGTGACGAAGAACTTAAAGCAATGCTGGCACAATAATTATACACACTATACACACGATGAATATCTATGTCCGACCTCTATGGAATAAACGAAGGAGTAAAAACACTCACTGGTAGTCTTGATGCTAGTAGAGAAAGTGCTAAATCACTAACTAAACAAGTTGAAGCCATCCAAAAAGATGCAATATCGGTAGCTCAACAACAATCCAGAGATAGAAGAACTGCTCAACGAGAAGCAGAGTTTAAAAAACAACAAGCAATTTTTAAAGCATTAGACGAATACAAGCGTCGCAAAATGCTAACAGACCAAGAAGTCGAACTAAAGAAGCAATTCATTAAGCAGTACGGAACTAAAGAATGGGATTCTGTTTTGCGTATTAAGAATGAAATAGAAGCATTAGAAAAGCACAATATTGAAGAATTTCAACACAATTTGAAATCAGTCAGAAGAGTACAGTTTTGGTGTTTTTTTGTAGCTGGATTTATTGCGTGGTATTTAACTTGGGGTATTAAATAATGTTTGGAATAGATGACATCATTGGTGTAGGAATGAAGTTAGTTGATAAACTAATTCCTGACCCTGCTGCTAAAGCACAAGCACAGTTAGACTTAGCTAAGTTAGCTCAAGAAGGCAAACTTGCTGACATTCAAGCGGATATGAATGAACAGAACAATGTATCTGATAGATGGAAAGCAGATATGTCGTCTGATTCGTGGCTATCTAAAAACATAAGACCAATGGCTCTAATAGCAATTCTTGGCGGTTACTTTGTCTTTGCAATGATGTCAGCCTTTGGCTTGAACGCAAACGAGAGTTATGTAACTTTGCTAGGAAATTGGGGCATGCTCGTTTTTGGTGCATATTTCGGTTCACGCAGCCTTGAGAAAATAACTGAACTTCGGAGCAAATCTAAATGAATCTAAGTGAACACTTTACCCTTGAAGAGTTAACGGCTACTTCTCACAGAGAGTTTGACAATACTCCTAAAGCATCGGAACTGGCTAACTTGATGAGATTGGCAGCTTTGCTTGAGCAAGTTAAGACAGTCTTAGGTGGTAAACCTATCATGATTAACTCTGGTTTTAGGTCTAAACAAGTTAACGACTCTGTTGGTTCTAAAGACACTAGCCAACATCGTATTGGTTGTGCAGCAGATATTAGAGTCCCCGGAATGACCCCTAACGAGGTCGTACAGGCTTTAATGAAGTCTGATGTAGGGTATGACCAACTCATCCGAGAATTCGACTCATGGACGCATATAAGCGTTCCTAACGATATGTCTACAGCACCTCGTAAACAAGTACTAATTATAGACAAACAAGGCACTAGAGTTTACGCATAAAAAAACCCCTCCGAAGAGGGGCTAAAGTACTACCACACACAAGGAATTATATTTCGCACCCACCTGCGGTGCAACTAAGCATTTGAGCACCTTCGACATTATCGTCGTATTCTTTGAAGTTCTCCCAATCTACTGTATCAGGAACTAACAACTTTAATCGGTTGTAAGTCTCTTCATCACATTCTTCATAAGGTGCTTGCTTGTAAGTACCACCATCCATCGGCAGGAAAGACACACCAGTCACTTCATCAAAGTGTTTGAATGTCCATGCTCCGACATCCATCCATTCTTTCTCTAAGACAGAGATTGTCACAGACGGCTTATGCTCACAATAGTGACGCTGGAATATCAACCACAACTTCAAGTGCTGAATAGCTGATAAGTCTTCACGCAACAGTCCACCTTCAGCAACTGCTACAGGGAAACTAAAGACTGTTGTTGACTCAGGCTTCATCACACAAGGTTCTGCAACGAATCCAGCTTGAATCATAAACTGTGTCAAAGGGTCTTTGTTATCGGCTCTGACACGGCGAATATAATACTTGCTATGTTGAGGATGAATACCACTAGCAGTGCTACATAGCTGAGACACTGTTCCTTCAGGCTTAACTGCGGTAACAGCGACTGACTGATTAATACCGATAGCAGCAGCATAGAAAGCGTTAGTACTAACAGCAATATCACGAAGTTTCTCCAATCGAGCAGGTAATCCCTCATCATCAGGATTGTTTAATAAAGTGTTATCACAGATACCAGTCATCGACACACCTAACAATGCTTCTTCTTCTGTGTTCTTTTGCCATACTTTACGCAAGTAAGGGAAGTCTGTTAACGACGCTTGAAAAGTGCCAAGAATGGTCGCAAGACGAATCTTATTGCTGATGGAATCAATATCATCATCGCTACGAATAATACAGCTAGATAAGTTGCAAAATTGATAAGGACGAAGAATAATTTCAGAACAAGGATTAGTGCCGAAAGCATAAGTTGCATCCCTGCGTCCATTCTTTGCTGCTTGTACTTGGCTGGCTTCTCTGTTGAAGATTCCACGCTCTCCTGAGTGTGATTCATAAATAGAACTCCATTCACGCATAAATTGACCAATAGATGGTGTTTCGACATAGGTAGCAGAATTGTTTGCTAATGCTCTTTGACCTTGACCATCCCACCAATTACCTGCTTTAGCATGAGCCATCTTGTCGTCTGACAAATCAGACAAAGAAATCATTGCACTCCGTCTGACTCCACCCACAACAACAACTTCCCCGATTTTGCACAGAATATCATGGCACTCAAGGGAAGTGAGACG